CTCCATTCCTTACGGCATCAAACGCTGATGCCGTTAGTGTAGATACCGCATTGTTCAGAAACACTACATCTGGTGGTAACAACAGAATTCGTATCAACACTCTTGCTAATGGTGGTGGTCATCCATATATCAAGTTTGATTCTGGTGGATCCAACATGATTGTTGGTCAGTTGTATGCTGGCACAACAAACAATAAACTAGTTCTCGGTGTTGGAGACGATCCAACTGGGGTAACTGGATTAGAAGTTTTTGGAACTGGTATAGTAAATGTCAATGCGGCGGGTGAAGGACTAAGACTCGAACCTACAACTACAACAGATACTAGTTACATTGGGTTTAGAGGAAATACCAGTCATTATGGTTTTGTTGGTGCAGCGAATCAACTCGTCACTTCTGGACAATCAGATGATTTTGTTATTAGGGCGCAAAATGATTTAATTCTTTCTGTTAGCACTACACCAAAATTAACTGTTAGAGATGCCGAAACAGAATCTAGTCAGTTACTCATCGTAAGACAGGCAACTAGTATAGGAAATGCTGCTGGAGCAGGAGTAACATTATTTGATTTAGGTCCTTCAAATAGAGCTTATATTGCCAGAGGATTCATAGTTGGTTTTGGAAGTAATGCTGATATTTCATTTGAAATTACTGGAGTAACTGGTGGAACTGTAACTGTATTACATACTACTACTATAGCAGGGTCTGGTTCAAATCTAGCATTTAGTTCTTCTGGTGGAACAGTTACTGTGACTAATGGAATATACAATGCTAATGTTTATTTAACCATGTTGGAATATATGCCAAATGATGTCGGTAGTTGATAAATAATATTTTACCATGAAATTATGGATTCGTCAAAACTTAGAGAAGAGTTTAAGAAACAACTTGCTGAAGCTGAACTGAAATTAAAAAAGGCAGAGGATGAACTTACCAGTCTCAAAGAATATAAAATTAAATTACAAGGTGGACTGGAAACATTAGATCTTCTGGAGTCACCTGAACCTCCTAGTGTTGACAAACCTCAGAAATCTGAGTAGGATAACTCTGTTAAGGGTTCAGAGATAAATAGTAGAGCTTTATAAGTAATATCTGATGGCAGCGATACCTGTTAACATTGTAGTTGATCGTTATGCCAACTTTGATGTGACTTTCTTTATTACCAACAAAGATGGCACTCCCCTAAATATGGTGGGATATACTGGTGAAGCTAGTTTCAAATCTAGTTACAGTTCTTCCACTTCTATTGCAGTTCCTTTGGTGTTTGTTAACAGAACATCTGGGGAGATAGGAATCTCTATGACTGCTGCAGAGACTGGGGTACTAGATCGAAGAAGATATGTCTACGACATTTTACTAACATCACCTCAGGGGTATAAAACAAGGGTCATTGAAGGACTCGTAGAAGTTACACCTGGAGTCTCTTCCTAATGGCAGAGTATAATGTTAGAATAGGAACTAACACACATCGTGTAGCACTGAGGGAAAATCCTCAGTACAATCTTGATGTAAATTACCAGATTCCAACAAAATCAACACAGTATTCTAACTTGATACTGGATGATATATCGGCATCTTTTGATTGTGTTAGCGTACCTGCTGTAGATACATTCAATCTTGCTGTTAATGGAGAATCTTATTATCCTATTAATGAGCAACAATTAATTATCTCTATTAATGATGTAGTCTTAAGACCACTTGTAGACTACATTGTATCTAATAATCAGATTGTATTTTCTACACCACCATGTGCTGGAAATAAATTTTCTGGGATTGCATTAGTCACCACTGCTGATCTAACCAGAACTTTAAATTTTGTAATTGATGCTGGTTCATTCCCAATGGCCATTGGACCCAAGGGAGACATGACATTAGATATCTCAGGAACAATTGAGTCTTGGGTATTGGTATCAGATGAACCAGGAAACATCGAGATTGATATTCATAAGGCAACTTTTGATAATTTTCCAAACTTCAGTTCTATCTGCGGTACGGAACTACCAACGCTTGGTTTAATCAATCAATCTACCCAGCAAAAAAACAAAAACGATAATCTCTCCACATGGAACACAACGGTCAATGCTGGAGACATTTTTAGGTTCATTGTGAACTACTCGTCTAACATTTCAAAGGCGACAGTATCCCTAAGAATCAAATTATAAATAATCAGTGGTTATAAATAATCATACAGATAGCAACACGTAATCAAAGAGGAAACATTACATGGCACTCTTAGTAACCGACAACGGCGAAATTGATTCTCTGAGAAATTTGCTGAACTATTCGCAGAATATTCCCAGAAACTTAATTCTAAAGTTGTTTAGTACAGACACATACCCTGCTGAGAGCGACACTCCCTCTCAAACCAGATATTATGAACCATATACCGATAACAACTCGATCGGTTATGGTGCTGCACCTACTACTGGATATCCCCAGGTTTATAATAATAGAACTGATCAGGACTATGTTCAGCAGTACGGTATTCTTTTAAACGGCAACCGCTGGACAATCGAGACTGAACCAACTGCAGTTACCACCGTCAATGGTGATGGTGTTTCTGGAGAATACCTGATTACTGTTGCTTCTAATACAGGTATCAAGAAGGGTGATTATGTCACTGGTGGTTCTGTCGGAACTGGTGCATATGTTGTTGATATCGACGGCACAACCCTCAATCTGAGTGTCAAGAATACTGGTGGTTTTACCGCACAGCCACTGAGCTTCGGTAGAGGTAGAACTACTGCTGCATATCCTGAGCAGACTTTCACATTCTCTGGTGCTGCAGGAAATATTTACGGTTACTATCTGTCTCGTGCAAATAACATGCCCACCACCATTCATGGTGTGGCTGATGCTGCAACCGCTTCTGCTGCAACTCAAATCTCCAAGGTTCAAGTTAGAGGAACGATTGGTAACAATTACCTAACCCTTGCTGCTGTATCTGCATCTACTGCTGCTACTGGTACTTCTGGTGAGTTTGAGATCAGTGTTGCATCTACTGCTGGAGTTGCTGTTAACCAGCGCGTATCTGGAACCAACATTGCACAAGGTGCTCGTGTTTCTGGTATCGTTGGTACTACCGTTTACCTCACAAAAGCAAACGCTGGTGCAGTTTCTGGTAACGCAACCTTCCAGGCAAATGTTTCCGAGGATCTAACTCTCGGCATGAGAGTTTCTCAGACTGCAACTCCTAATGGTATCGATGCTAACACCATCATCACTGGTATTGACGAAGAGACTGAAGATACCGATGGAACCGTAAGAGTTTACCTCAACAATGCACTGATTGAAAACATTCAGGCATCTAATGGTAACGACACCGTTCTATTTGATTACAGCAAAGTCACTGCAAATGGTCATGGTCTGGTTGTTGGTGATGCAGTTTACATCGATCAGGGAACTGGTAACACCACCACAACCTCTGGTACATATGTTGTTCACACTGTACCCGATGTAAATACCTTCACTACTACCAAGGCACTTGATGGTACTGGTGCTCTAACTCTCTATGATGCGATCTTCTTCGCTGAGCGTTTCACCAATGGTCCATACGCGATTCAGAACGCAGGTGACCAAATTAAAGTAACCCTGAATGTCAGCCTCGACTGATTGATTCTAATTGAACTCTTTATTATGTCGGGGGATTGCTATAGCGGTCCCCCATTTTCATTAATGAGGAGGTCGATCTTTAATGTCTACAGCATACGAATATAAATCAGGACAATTTGTCTCGTATCCCCTTTCTTCTTTTGCAAGTCAGGGGATAAACTCGTATGCAAATCAAGTTATCGAAGAGTTTGGTTATGACGACCCTTCTCTTCCAGGAAGACTGCACAATTTAATCTTTAGAATTAGGACTGGAGATAGAAGATCTTACAGTTGGAGTCCTTCTTCTATTGAACCATTTATTAACATCGATCTGGGTCCATCTCTACAAAACCCAGCAGATGTAACAGAAACTAGAACGGATACAGTCTTACCAGACGATCTTCTAAGTCCTGCTTTCACTCAAACTGAATTGAGCGATTCTGGGACTGGTATTGGTGCTCAAGGTGGATTTGATATTGGTAGACACATTAGATTTTATGGTGGTAGTTTTAACACCAACAGAATAGTTGAATGGGAATTTGATAACGATGTAATAGATACTATTACATTTTCTGCAATTAGAGGTACAGACTTCAATGGTGGAGAAGATCCAGATATAACTGATGAAAGTTTGTATTTGGATTACTACGACGGATCGTCTTGGGTTCGTATTGATACTGTCGTAGCATACAACGATACTAATTTTAATACACTTAATAGTGTTGCAATTGCAATACCCTTAGCTGCGCGTGCTGCTGGTACAAGATATAGACTAATTCAACCATTACAGAGTGGTAGTTACTTTGACAACTATGGTATAACTTCTATATCCTATAGTTATAGCTATACTTATAATCCATTAGTAATAATTGATCACGGATCTGTCCTAGATCAAGAAGCATATGCATTAGAGGATTGGGGTCGTATTATCTACGAAGATACAAACTTCCCATTCGGTGAATTTAGACCTGTCAGCAATGCGACTTGGACAGTTGTACGCGCTTGGGTTGGTAGTGGTACTGTATTCGAAAGAGGCGATACTTACTATCGTCTTGTCGCTCCATATATTGTCAGTGGTACGCTGGAGGTTTCTGGCTCTGCCATTACACACTGGGTGCCAAGTATCGAAGCAACTGGACTATTTGGCATCCAGTCCCTTACAAATGTCGCATTCTCCAAGAAGGAGTCTGGCAGCGGAAAACTATTCAATATCGGCAACGGATTCTCTCTCCGTAGCAGAGCATATCTCGGTGAGGGAACACTTAAACTTACAAGTCTTACAACGGTATCCTTCCAACCTAACTGGTTTGGTGAAGGTACAATCTTTATTGATGGTGCTGTACAGAATGTTACCAGAACATTTGGATTCCATGGTTCTGGAACACTACCAGCACTCAATGGTCAGGTAGAACGCAGAACATATTCCTACAACACTTCTGCTGTTGTACCTTTCGATTATCTGGACTTTGGAACTATTCCACTCCAGACATATCAGCACATCACATCGGATCAGACTCTATCTGGAATCAGTACAGATCCAGTAGTTCTGGTAGATCCTGGCGTCACAGCAACTGTAGATCCTCAGTATCAAGTTTCTCTACCAATCGGTACGCCACAAAATACGCTTGAATATGCTCCAGTCACTATTGGTAAAACTACCAATGAAGATTGGGGTTACATTAATATTACTGGAACATTGTATCCCTTTGGTGTTACTAGACTTAAGTCTGAGACACTCATTAACTTTGTTCCAAATTATGTTACTCAGGGTGTTATTCACCTCACTGGTGACGCTAGAGCAAGAACGAATCCAATCTGGTTCAGCTACATTCAGATTGAGGTTGGTGGTGCAGCAATCACTAACTTCAGTCTCCTACATCCTGGTTCTGGTAACCTGTTCAGTATTGGTGGTGGAGAGACAGTCAGATCTCGCTCTTATGTTGGATCTGGTACACTCTTCAACTTTGTTTCTAGTGAAGAGAGAATTGCAACCGACTATGTTGGTAGCGGCGGAATCAAGTTTAGTGGAGATAGTCGCGCATCCTTTGCTCCTAACTGGTTTGGTGAGGGCACAGTTAAGGTTGATGGAACACTATCTAGTATTCTTAGAACATACGCACAGAACGAAGTTAGCAATCTGTTCGTATTCAGTGGAGACGCATATCATGAGCGTCGCACATACAGTTACAATGATTCTTCGATTGTATTCTTTGACTATGAAAGCTTTGGATTCTTGCCATCTACGGCATCAATCGGTGAAATCACATCTTCCAGTGTTCTATCTGGAACATCCTCTGATCCAGTTATTAGAATTGGAAATAGTGTTACTGCTGTAGTTGATCCAGAATATCAAATTATTCTGACTGCAAATGCTGTTCCAACAGTAACCTTAGATCATGGTGTCATTACAACAGGATATTCTGGCAACATTGATTGGGGCTTTATTAATCAGACAGTTACAAACTATCCATTTGGTAAGTTTAAACTTGTTAGTGAAACTGTTACCAACTTTAGTCTTGGACACTTTGCTTCTGGTGGAATTACACTTGATGGTACTGCGAGAGCAAGAGTCAATCCTCAGTGGTTTGCTGAGATTCAAATTGAAATTAATGGTGGAGAACAATATAGTCTCACCAAGACTCATGTTGGATTTGGTACTCTGTTCAACTTTGTATCTACAACAGACAGAAGAGCATATGCATACGAAGGTGAAGGTCAAATCTTCGCAATCAGTGGTGCTGCAGAATCTGTTACATTCAACAAAGATGAGCAGCAGATGCTCTTCTCTGTATCTGGTGTTGCTAAAGTTTCCTTCACTCCAAACTGGAACGGTACTGCGAGAGCAGAAATCTTTGGTGCTGCAGAACCAGTTCTCAGAACATTTGGTTATCAAACACAAGGTACTCTGTTTGCTATCAGCGGACTGGTCGAAAAGAGAACTTACAGCTACAATCTTTCCTCTGTCAATTACTATCAATACAGAGACTATGCTGGTCTGCCTGCAAGTGGTCAAATTACCGCGATCACCACCAGTCAGAATCTTTCTGGAAATTCTCCAACATCGATTATTCAGATTGGTACTCCTGGCGTCGATGTTACTGCAACAATTCCTGTTGGAGATACTTATACAATCGATCCTGCAATTGGATCTATTGTCAATGTTTTTGTCGATTGTGGATTTATTACAAGTCCAAACAACGAAAGAACCGTCAGAGAAGACTACGGATTTACTTTCACGCCAAGTTCTATCAGAACAAAAGTTACCGAATATCCATTCGGTCACATTGCGAGATTTGTTTCCTTCACTGCAACTCCATTCTCTATCGCCAATTATGTTGGCGGCAACTTCAGAATCTTTGGCGAAGCTCTGGACAAAGTTACTCCAAAACATACTGGAGAAGGAAGTCTATTTGCTATCAGTGGTGCTGCAGAAGCAGTTGGATTCAACCCACCAGATATCACAACCGATATCAAGTTTGTTGGTGCGGCAGTCGAAAGAGTTACTTCTTCCGAAGAGTCTCGTGGTGGTGTTATCAGTATTACTGGTCAGGCACAGGAGACTGCAGCAACCGCTGCAATCAAGTTTGTACTTTCCAAGATCAGTGGTACTGCAGGAGAATCCTTCACTCCAAGTATCACTGGATTTGGAAACCTATTTTCTATTGGTCAGAGTGCAGAAGCGATCACGATCGACATTCCTGCATTCCAAGCGGATCTGGTACTCAAAGGAACTGCTGGAATCAGATCTGCCGTTTCCGAGTCCGTCACTGTACACACTGAAATCTTTGGCGCTGCGGTTCCAACCTTCAGTCTTGCACATTATGGCGCTGGCGTCATTTATGTCAGCAGTGAGGACAATGTTCCTCTCATCACACTTGCTCACCTCGGTGAAGGTCAAATCTTCGCACTCAGTGGTGCAGCAGAATCTGCAACATTCAATCCAGAAGAGAATACTGCGCTCTTCTCCTTCAGGGGTGCTGCTACTCAGCGTGCAACATTTGCCGAGAGTGGACTTGCAAGTCTGGAACTTTCTGGTTCTACAGCACCAGAAATTCTTACATTCTCCGAACAACCATTTGGAACGACATCGCTATTTGGTGCAGCAAATGTCATCAATGTCGATGTATATCTCGCAGAGGGTACTCTATTTGCAATCGGTACAAGTGCCGAAGCAATTACAATCAAGATCCCTGCATTCCAAGCAGACATCGAACTCAAAGGTGCTGGCACTCAAAGTCGCACATTTGGTGGCAACATTGGATTCCGTCATCTGCGTCTATCTGGATCTACCGAACCAGAAATTCTTACATTTGCAGAACAACCAACAGTACAAACCGAGATCTTTGGTGTTGCAACTGCAAAGAGATCTCGCGCTTGGAGTGCCGAAGGTACTATCTTCAGTGTTGGATTTACAAACGAAGCAGTTACTCGCAAACTGCCAGCATTCCAAGCAGATATTGCATTCCGCCCAGAGAAAGCGGGCATCTCTGCTGGATACAGGGAGATCAGTCAGGGCGGAACATTTACAATCTCTGGCGAGGTCAGCACACCGATCCTCACATTTGCAGAGCAGCCAACAGTATTCATCGATGTCACAGGAGTCGCCGCAACTCCAAGAACTCGTGCATATGAAGGCGAAATCTTTATTGGACATTTTGGTGGTGCTGCAGAGAGTATTACTCTCAAACTGCCAGAGTTCCAGTCCGATATTGTATTCCGTCCAACTGCAGCTCGTGTCAGAGCTACTGCCAATGTAATTGCTTCTGGATCTCTATCGATCTTTGGAGAAGTATTTGCCAGATACACACCAAACCATATTGGTTCTGGTACTGTTACACTTTCTTCCCTCACAACAACTTCTCTATCCAAAGATTATATTGGAGAGGGTCAGATCTTTGCGATCAGCGGTGCAGCAGAAAGTGTTACCTACAATCCAGAAGAGAAGCAAGCACTATTCTCCTTCACAGGAACGAAGGTTGAAAAAGTTACATTCAATCCACCAGAGCAAGGAGCATTCCTTGATCTATTTGGAAATGTATTTGAAAGATTTACTCCAAATTATATTACCGAAGGTGTTATCACCATCGATGTCGATACAATTTATGCAAGAATTGTTCGTTATACTGGAGAAGGTCAAATCTTTGCAGTCAGTGGCGCTGCGGAGTCTGTTACTGTCAATCCAGACGAACAGCAGGCACTCTTCGATATTACTGGTCAGTCTGTACAGAAAGTTACCAGAAGCGAAGTTGTATCTGGAACCCTGTTTGGATTTGGTGGTGCCGCAGAATCCAGAACAGTTGCACCAGAAGCGAAGGGTCTATTTACAGTTACTGGATTTGCAGCAGAAAGAACATCTGCGGTCGAAGTTGGTGGTGGCAATCTATTCAGCTTTGTCAGCAGCGAACTGCGTCGTACATTTGCATGGGAAGCAAATGTTCAACTGGAAGTTTCTGGTATTGCAGATGTTACCAGAACAAGAGACTTCACTGGATTTGGTTCTCTGTTCGCTCTGGATGGAGCAGCAGTTATTACTGCATTCTCTCCAGAAGTTCAGGTCGATATTCATGTATTTGGTGCAGCAGATACACCAAGAACCAGAGTACATCGTGGTTCTGGATCTCTATTTGCATTCGACAGCGCAGCAGAATCCAGAACAATTGCATATCAAAATGTTGCGATATTCAATTTCCTTGGTGTTGCGAGACAGAGATTTGCAAGAACTGTCATTGCGGATGTCAATGTCGAAATTCGTGGATCTGCAGCAGAAGCATTTGTCAGAGACACATACAGAGGATCTGCATCCGCTCAGTTCTTTGGTCAGAGTCAAGAAAGATTCTCCAGAGCAGTCACTACATTTGGAACTGCAAGAATCTTCAACGAAACAGTCGTACCAACAGTTGTCAGAACAGCGTTCTCTCTGGGTGGTGCAACAATATTCGGAAATGCAGGACTCACAAGATCCAGAGGATATGAAGCTCATGTTCATATTGAAATTGACATCACAACTACAGTTATTGCTCCTTATCAGAGATTCGTATCTGAGGGAGGTGTCATTCTTACAATTGGTGATGCTAGAACGAAGAGAGTTCAGGTTGCAGCACCAAGATCTTATGGATGGATTATCTAATACCATAAATACTTTTGGTATCTAATAAACACTGATGACAACTCAGGTTCAATTTAGAAGAGGTACTACAGCTGAGCACGCTCTTTTTACTGGGGCTCAAGGCGAACTTACTATTGACACCGACAAGAATATGGCCGTCATTCATGACGGTTCTACAACTGGAGGTTTTGATGTCTTTAGAGCAAGATGGGAATATATTAATACCAGTCAAGTATTAGGAACATCACTTCGTTATTTGGTTGACTCTTCTAACGGTCCCCTCACATTAAATCTTCCTCTCTATAATAATCAACTTGTTCCAAAAGCGGGTGATGTTATAGAGTTTATCGACGTAAAGTTCACATGGGATATAAATAATATTACTATTGTGGACCCTATCGGCAGGCAGTTCCAAAATACTTTTGGGGTTATTGATTCTCCATTGGTTTTTGATCTCAAAGGCGCGAGCGTCCAGTTAATTTGGGAAGGCACATACTGGAGGGTAATCGTATCATGACCATGTATATCAGCGATAGCTACAGATCGTCTGGATCAGGCGGCGGAGGTGGCGGCGGATTTTCTGGTAACAACTACGACCTTGGTAATGATTTTACCATCCATGCTCTTCGTAGAGATGCGGATGGTATGCTAGTTTATACCAAAATTAGAAGTATCGATAACGATACCGTGGATTTCCATCGTTTGGATGGAACTCCCTACCTAGATATTGCAACTGGTTTGTATGATTATGTAGAAGAAACTACAGAAGAGAAATCATACACAAATGATCCACAGGATAAATATCAACAGTATAGATTTGATAGTAGGAAAATTTCCTACTTCGTCGATGATGATGGATATTTTGTTATCCGCTTTAATGAAAATTACGATTATACCACCGAAGGACCTAAGTAAAGGAAAACACAAATGGCAGATTTTAGACTCGGAAGACTAAAATTTAACTGGCGCGGTGATTGGGCGGCTGATACTGCCTATGTCATCGACGACATTGTTAAGTTTGGTGCTAACACTTATGTTGCTGTAACAAACCATACTTCGGTCTCGACCGCAGCACAATGGTACTCTATGGATGCAAGCTATTGGCAGCTGCATACTGAAGGTATCTACAACAGAGGAGATTGGGCTCCTAACACTTTCTACAGAACGAATGATATTGCCAAGTATGGTAATGTTCTGTATCTTACTACAGTCCCTCACACATCTACATCTATCTTCAACTCTGCCAATTTCTCTGCATATTTGGATGGATTGAAGTTTGAAGATACATATTCTGGAACCACTGAATATCAAAAAGGTGACATCGTTACCTTTGGTGGTTACTCCTATATTTGTATCGCAGAAGCGGTTACAGGACAGCAACCAAATATCGGTCTTGGTACTTCTTGGGAAATTCTAACAACTGGTTTTAAAGTTGTTGGTAACTGGGACAACACAACCACTTATGTTCCTGGTGATGTTGTTCTCCTTGGTGGTAACTCTTATGTTGCAAAAGTAACAAACATCAACTCTTCTCCTGCTGCTCCTGGTCAAACCGACTGGGACTTTGTTGTCGGTGGTTTTACATGGAGAGGAACTTGGGATAACAGCACAGTCTACTTCCCTGGCGATGCAATTACTAGAAACAGCAACTCTTATATTTGTATTGCACAGTCTCAAGGTAATGCACCTGAGCTTGATACCACTGGTCAATATTGGAACTCCTTGGCACAAGGTGCTCAGGCGAATGTTCTGACCGATGCTGGTGATATTCTATATCAGTCTGGTTCTGGTCCTGCTAGACTGCCTATCGGTTCGAATGGTGAAGTTTTAACCGTTGATAGCAACACTGGATATCCTACTTGGAAAAAGAACAATGTAACCCAGAAAGTTTATTATGTTACTCAAGAAGGTAGCGACACCAACACTGGTGAAAACATTACCGAAGCATTTGCAACTCTTCGCTATGCTGTAGATAATGTTACTGGTCCCGCAACCATCTATGTTAAGGCAGGTTCTTATCAAGAGATCCTTCCAATGCGTGTTCCTGAGGAAGTATCTATTGTTGGTGATAACCTAAGAACAACTCGCATCCTGCCAAGAGCAGGCGAGCCTTCCACTCTAATCAAACTAGATCTGCAACAAGTTCCAGATGCTCAGTATAGAGTTCTTGGCAGCACGGTTGTTTCTGGTGATGGAAGCAAGACAGGTGAAGTTCTTGATGTTCAAGACGGTGGATCTACAATCGTTCTTAAGATTCAGGGATTCGCTGGAAACAGAAATGGTGACGCATACAACCTACTAACAGCAAACTCTTCCTTCATCGTCAAGGAAACAATTGCTAAAGCACAACTTGGTGGTGTAACAATTACCAATCCACCAAATGGTGACAACTCTGAATATGAGTCGGTTCTTACTCAACTTCTCCAAGCCATCACCGCTAACGTTGGTTATGGTGGTAATGATGTTATTTACGATAAAGTCCAAGATCAACTAGATTCTAACTTCTGGAACGGTTCCGAACCTGAAGTCGTGGCAACTCTTGCCTACATGAACCAGATTGCATATGATATTATCAACAATGTTACCGTTAATGTAACTGGCACTCACGGAATTACTCAAATCAAGGATGAAACAATCACCAATGTTGCTGGTGGATGTACGAATATTGAAGCAGCAATTCAGGCACTTATCGCCGTCGTTACAACAGGTCTGACAAACGGTGATCTCACTTCTGTTACTAGAAGTGCTAACAGCAGTCTATGGACAGTTAATGATACCTTTGAAGCTGGTGCAACTGATATCATCATCCAAGGTGTTGAAATTGTCAACAACGAACATGCAACCATGTTCCTACTTGGCAACAAGACAATGCTGAAAGATCTTGTTATGGACGGTCTCCTAGGATTCGTTCCTTCGGTTTCCGATCCAAAGGACATGAACACTGCAACTGTTAAAGGTGTTTATGTAAGACTCGATCCTAACTCCCCAATCACTAAGTCTCCATATGTTTCTCAGTGCTCTTCCTTTGGCGCTACAGCAGTTGGTGCAATTATCGACGGTGATGTTCATGCCAAGTGGGATGGAACTGGAACACCTTCTAACAAGTCCATCGTTTTTGACTCTTGGACTCAAATCTACGAAGATGGTGGTGTTGGTTTCTGGGTAACAAATAACGGTGCATCTGAGATCGTTTCTTGCTTTACCTACTACGCACACATCTCTTATGCTTCTACCAGAGGCGGTAGAATCAGATCTCTGGCAGGTAACTCTTCCTGGGGTACATACGCTATCGTTTCTTCTGGATTCAACCAGAATGAGCAAACTCTCAATGGAACCATTGATGGTCTCCAGTTGGAGTATGATGTAACGAGTCTTGTCGCTGGACCAACTGGTGATACAATTTGGTCCAATAGCGAGAGAATTATTGGTCTAACTTCTGGAGCAATCGGAGAGATTGTTTCTGTTCAGGCAGGTGTATACAAGATTCTCTACAGACCACTGAAGGGAACATTTGTACAGGGCGAAGTCATTAGTGGTCAAACTACCAATGTTTCTGCTAATCTCGTTTCTAATACTGATGCAGTTGGTGGTCAGAACGGATTCGTTGTTGTTCTGACTGGACTGAGCGGAGCACCTAAGCCTGGTGGTTCTATTGAATTCATCACTGGTCCTGGTGGTCTTGGTGAAGAAATCTTCACATTCGTTGTGGCAGAATCTTCCTACACTGCACCAATTGGTCGTGGTAATCTAACTGTTACCAGAGGATTACTCGGATCTGCTGGAGTTGCTCACAATGGTCTGGAATTAATCACCAGATATCAGTATGGTGATCCAACCACATTGAGTGCTGCGATTAACAACGCTACAGAACAAACAATTTTTGTTTCTTCGATTAGTGGATTCTCCATCGGTGCATTCTTAATCATTGAAGATGAAATGATGGCGATCAACTCCTTCCCAACTGCAACTTCGATGACAGTTACTCGTGGAGTTGAAGGAACAACTGCAGCACCACACAACTCTGGTCTGACAGTTCGTTCTATTGAAATTAAAGTTGTTGCTCAAACTGATACACTCAGAGACATTGATGGCAACCAACTAATCATTCGTGTTTCCGATGCATCTGGATTTAATATCAATGACTACATCAAGATTGATAATGAGTTTATGCAGGTCACAAATGCACAAACAGATACAACTGGTACAACTCTAGTTGTTCTTGCTGCAGAAAAACCAACCAGAACCTATGACGGTCAGGCATATAAGATTAGATATTCTTACTCTCAGGTAAGACTAACTGGTCATGACTTCCTGAACATTGGTACTGGAACTAAGACTCAAACTAACTGGCCAGGTGAACCACTGGTATCTCCTGCCCCAGGTAACGAAGTCACTGAGGACTTCCCAGGTCGTGTGTTCTTTGTTTCTACTGACCAAGATGGTAACTTTACTGTTGGTCGTTACTTCAGAGTTAACCAGGCAACTGGTAGCACAACCCTGAACGCATCTTCCTTCGACCTGTCTGGTCTGTCTTCCTTGAGACTGGGTTCCATCGGTGCTCAGCTTGGTGAAAGCATCACAGAATTCTCTTCTGATGTCACACTATCTGCTAACAGCAATTCTAAGGTTCCAACTCAGCGTGCAGTCAAGACATATGTTGACAGCACCAGAACAACCAAAGGATATGTCTTCTGGGCAGGATCTATTTGATCCCCAAATTTATAAATATCATTAACCGCACTAACACTTTAAAGAGGAAATCACAATGGCTTCTGGAATTCTGGGGACACAAGCATCCCTAGCTGCAGCAACACTAACTACTGTATATACCGTACCAGCATCTACAGTATCTTACCTAAACTTGAATATGGTCAATACCAATGCTACTCCAGTTAGCGTTCGTATTGCTCTTGCTGCTACCGATACTCCAACCCCAGGTGAGTACGTTGAGTACAATGCTGAGATTGGTGGATACGGAGTCTTAGAAAGAACTGGTATCGCTCTACAAGCAAACAGAAAAGTTGTTGCTCTTGCAGATACTACTGGCGTCAGCATCTCTGTCTACGGTGTTGAAGAAACCACTTAATTCTTTCGATAAATAAACAAATAGGAGAACATAGACCCATGGGACGAGTATTAACACCACCTGCAGACACTAGAGAAACAGTAGCAGTCACATCCGACCGCAATGTTTTGTCTGGAGAAATTTTGCTTCTAGACACAACAGCAGCACCATTAACACTAACACTTCCTTCCAACCCTAGAGTTGGTGACCGCATCAATCTAATTGATGCTGCAGGAAACTGTGGTACTAATAAAGTAACGGTGCTTCGCAACGGTCATAAGATTGCTAATCTTGCAGAAGATTTGGATTTTGATATTAAGAATGCATCTCTTGAGCTAATCTACACAGGATCTGCTTTCGGTTGGTCGATCCTCAGTAACTGATAACCCATTAGAGGAAAACAATAATGTCGAGTTTAAGAGACTTACTCGATGTAGCTTCAACAGACTCATTGCCCATTCAAACATACATGGGTCCTGGAGCACATCAATATTTTTTTAGAGGAACCCACTGTTGGGAATATAGTGACAGTCACAACTATGACTGGAACCGTTATAGGTGGTGTGTACCTGCCAACTGCGTTTGCCGCATTAAGTGGGAAATCTGGGGCGGCGGCGGAGGCGGTTCAGGTACATGCTGCTGCTCTATCGCATGGTCTGGACACTCTGGACAGTATATGTCCTGTACACAGTGTGCAGAAGAGATGGGAGTCTCGCAACTTGATGGTTGCTGCTACGACATTTGCGTTGCCTCTGGCACATGCCGTCACCCCTCTAGAGGTGGTTTTGATGGTTGTAAGTCTTATATCAGCGGTCCTGGTCTAAACGACTTCTGCGCTTGTGGTGGATGTCATGGATTCAACTGCTGTCACTGGGTTGACTCCTACTTCTCATGTAGAACCAGAAAGAATGAAATTGGTCCTGCATGTAACAGAAAACAAACTGATCACTTCAGCACTTCTAACGGTGCTTGCATTGCTTGCTGCTTAGAAAAAGGTAAGTTTTGGTGGGGTAACCTAGATTCCTATATCCATTACGATTGTAACCCAGGTTGCGGTAACTGGTGTCACAAGAAAGATTACCACCCCGTTGCTCCTATGTTCGGTGCTAGATATGGTATTCACCATGTCCTGCGTCGTCCTGAGATGCACTCTTGTGGTAGAAGAGCTACATTGTGGTTGACTGGTGCTAATGGCGGATTCTCTGGAGACTGCTTCAGAAACGGTCCTCCTGGTTCTGGTGGTGTCTCTGCTCAGGTATATGGCGGCGGTTGCTGCTGTTCTTCTGAGGGTGCTCATGGACTCGTTAGAGTCACAATTTACTGCAAATCTTAATAGAGGGTACTACTAGACAAATGGCAAACCTAAGAAAACTAATCGGAAGAGAATACGCCAGTACAATTGGATCCACAATTGGTGAAGTTGGTGCCCTAGACATGAATAACGAGGGAAGAGTTTTTCTCTTTACTGGTTATTGTCATGACAGCAACTGCAATAGCAATTACTGGGAGTATTGCTTACAACACTGGTGCGTTCCTTGTGGAACAACATCAGTCACCTTCGAACTTTGGGGTGGCGGTGGTTCTGGCGGCGGTGCTTGCTGCTGTCAGCAGGGTATGCCTGGTGGTGCTGGTTCTTATGTCAGAAAGACACTACAGTACCCTCTAGTGCAAGGCGGATGGTGTTACTCCCTATGCGTAGGAGCTCCTACATGCTGCTCGCAATGTTGTATTGGTATTCAGGGTTGTAAGACCTGGGTCCAAGGTTGTAACTTAAGCAATCTTTGTGCAGAAGGTGGACTCCCTGGTAAAACATGCTGTTATGCATTCTGGAGCACAGATTTTAGATGTCTTGATAAGGTTTCGTTTGATGGATGTGGTGGATATAGTCTACATACCGATTGTGCTTGTGCATATGGTGGAGACTTTATGGCAGGTGGAAAACCTTCTTGGTTCAGAGTAGAAAATACATCCAGTAACTGCTACGCAAAAGCAGGTCTGGCAGTTCCTTATGGTCTAATTAATAATGGACCCGCATACATTACCTCAAACTATAGAGGTAATGCATGTTCTCACGAATATACAATGTGTACTGGAACTACCCCATATGCATTTAGTGCCAACTGTCAGGGTAGAGCTGGCTTACCTGGAATCGGTGGTCCTTCTGCAACATCTTGCGGTGGTTCTTGCTGCTATGGATGGGGTGGTTCTGTGGGACAAATCAAAATTACATACTGTTCTTGCTGGATTCAGGGTGCTGATCAGAGGTCTGCTGGAAACGAGAATTGCGCTTGTTTCTTCTTCAACTAATAAATACTAGGGGTAATTAAAATAAAATGTCAAATCTCAGAGACTTACTAGGGTTAATTAGCGAAGAATCACTTGTTTCTCTTGCTGCTCCCGATTCTGTTACTAAAATTGCTAGACTTCCATCGGAAGGATACTGTGTTCAGTATGTCATGGCGAACTGCGGTGCTACCTGTCAAGAATACAGTACCGCTTATAATTACTACCAGATGCAAAACTGGTGTGTTCCAAATGGAGTTTGTGATGTAATCTTCGAGATTTGGGGCGGCGGCGGTGGAGGAGGATCCTCCTGCTGCTGCTCCAGAGGCATCCCTGGTGGTTCTGGTGCATATGCATATAAGCGTCTAACTGGAAGCATCTATGCAGGTTGTGCTTATCAATTTGAAATTGGTGAACCTGGATGTGGTAGAATGGGATGGCAGTGTGGTGATCCTGGTGGATATACCGCTATCACTGGTCCTGGTTTGTCTAACTTCTGTGCTGATGGTGGTAATGCAGGATGCTCTTGCTGCTTCCTCTGCTGCTGCACACAAAGATATATTTGCCTCACCAGCTGCCCAGGTGGTTGCTGTGCATGTTACTTTGGTGCTGACGGCGGTGCTTATGGAGTTCCTGGTTTTGCATATGTCTTCTGCTATGACAACCATTGCTGGAACAAGCAAATGCTTCCATACCCAGCTGGTCTAGTTAACGGCAAAGGCGGTTGGTTGGTTGGCAACCAATGCTATAATAATGGTTGCGGATATTGCACACTTCACTGGGCAACAACCCAACTTAATTGGGGTGGTGGATATTCCGAGAATAATTATGTTCCTGGTATTGGTGGTCCTTCTGGATGGACTTGTGGTGGTGGTTGCTGCCACGGTCAAAACGGAACTCCTGGACTGATCAGAATCAGTTACAAGTACGACGAGAACTTGTAATAGTATCGTAATAGTATAAATAAATTAAGCAAAGGTCAACGTCACTCTTACAGTTATGGCATTCTCAAAAGCATTTACATTTTCAGCACCAGATGATTATCTGGCTCAAACTGACAGTCTGGGACTGACAGTTGATTGGACCTATGAAGGACCACCACATCTGTTTGTTTTTGTTCATCGTGAGACTGGTCTTTGGAGACCATCTCAGTCTTGCATTTCTGCGAACCGTCCTTTCACTCAAGAAGAGAAAGAAAGTGCTCAAACTCGTGCTGGTAGAGATCATCTTGCAGTTGAGATTGATGTCGCAAATGCAAGCGTAGCAGAATTGTGCATTGCTTCTATTCTCTTTGGAAAAGACACTGGTGAAGCTGGTGGATATCCACAGAAAGAATATGCTACTGCTGATGGCGTAGTACACTACAAGCGTCCAGATCCTCAGGGACCAGACCACACCTTTGCTGCTGACGAAATTCGTTACGATCTATCTGCTGAAGAATGGGTTACTCCACTTCCTTGGTTCAAACCATGGATCACCATGGAGCAGCACATGGCAGCTCGTGACGGTCTTCGCGCAGATGCTCAAGCAAATCTTGATGCAGAGGCAACAGAGAATGGCGGTCAGGGCAATCTGACTGATGAGATGAGAGCAGCACTCACAGCATTTGTTGCAGAACTAGATGGTCTATATGACAAGTTCTCTGCTGCTGATGGTTGGGGTCCTCATATGATTCCATTCCCAGATGATCCTAGAACCGACTGGATTGATGGTTATGATTATCGTGTCAATGATATCGAGTCTCTTGTCCAAGCAGAAACTGGTATGCCTGTTGTCGGTGGTTTAACAGCAGCATCGGAACCTACTGCTCCCGAAGAATGATAATTTTCTAAAAATGTGCTAAAATAAAGGAGGGCAACAAGCTCTCCTTTTTTAATGGTGTATATTGTGAGTCTTAAATATTCTGATCTTCGTGACTATATTTTTGTTTATAATCTATTGTCGCATGATTTGTGCGATAACTTAATTGAGCGTCTAAACAAAAAAAGATGGAAAGATCATAGTTGGTATGATGCCGCAGAAAAAGAAGCAATCACAAAATCTGATTTTAAAACCGTAGTTGACGCTAAGTGTGCTGCAACAATATATCCATTGATTAGAGATCTTTGTTTAGAGTATAACAAAAAATACTTTGTAAAAGAAAACACAAATTCTGATATTCTTTGGTCGATTGTTTCAAATATAAAATTTAACAAGTATTCTGTGGGGGACAGTATCATTCCCCATCACGACCACATTCACAATATGTTTGATGGAAATTTAAAAGGAATTCCAATCACTAGTATTATTGGTGTTTTGAATGATGATTATGAAGGAGGAGAGCTAAAGTTTTGGAATGAATATACAGTTAATTTAAAAAAGGGAGATGTGGTAGCATTTCCATCTGTATTTCTTTTTCCCCATGAAGTAACTAAAGTTACTAATGGAATAAGATATTCCTGGGTTGGATGGTGTGTATAACCGCCCCTTTTTACTTGCCTAAATATTTGTACGAATTCAAAGAATTCTATATTATTCTGTTTGAAACGAATCTATTATGAGACCCAAATCATTTTTCATTAACGGTGGAGCTGGCCGTGTAATCTGCTCCATCCCTGCACTTGAAAAATACCAAGAAGATCATCCAGACGAAGATTTTGTAATTGTCTGTGAAGGTGGAACTGATTTTTTCAAAGGTCACCCAACGCTTTATGATAAAGTGTTTGACCATTGGCACAAAGGATTGTTCCAAGATAAGATTAAGCACACAGACATCGTTACTCCAGAACCCTATAGGGTTTGGGAATATTACAATCAAAAGTGCAACCTATCTCAAGCGTTTGATATTGAGATCAACGGTAAAGGCATTCGTGATCTACCCAGACCTAAGATTAAACTTTCTCGTGATGAAGAAGTCAATGGACTCTTTATTGTCGAAGAGGTTAGACAGCGTACTGGAAAAAAGAAAACAGTTGTGTTCCAACCATTTGGTCGCGGAGTGACTACGGCTGGCAACATTATCATGGATCCTTCTGGTAGAAGTTTTGAGTATAGCAATACAGTTAGCATTATCAAGAAACTACAGAAAAAATATTCTGTTGTTCTTCTTTCCGAACTTGAGATTGATTTTGAAAAGGAAGGGTTTACTGAAACAGTTTCGCATCCTAAGAATATGCCTTTGAGGAATCTTGCTGGTGCAATCAAAGCAGCAGATTTATTCATCGGATGTGATAGCGTTGGTCAACATATTGCATATTCTTTTGAGAAGCCTGCGATTGTTGTCACTGGATCTACATTTGGTGAGAACATCAGTTATCCAAATGAGGAATCTTTCTCCATTATGGATATGGGTGGAGATCTCAGAGTATATGATCCTATTCGTATTTCCATCGATGAATATACGAACAGAAACAATGATCGTATTATGGGTATGAATGACAAGGTAGAAGATGCCATTCTTAAAGAAGTTGATGTTTACATGAACAAATACTATAAGAAACCATCTTTTGAAGTTAAACTTCCAGAAGGTATGATGCAACCTTTGGGTCCATCTCCTGAACAGATGGCAGAGATGCAAAAGAATATGCCCACACCATCCTTGAATGGTAACGGTAAAAAATCTAACAATCCAAATTTGATTCCTGCATTGATGAGTGAATCGGGAGTCACCCCAGAACCACTGAAGAGTGTTGCTGGTTTTAAGAACACTAAGTGAGGTAAATTATGAGTACGATTCTTGCAGTAGCCCGTGGTCACAACGGTAGTACAACTTTGATGGTTGATGGGGAAATTATTTTCTATCTTGAAGAAGAGAGACTTTCTAGATTTAAGTACGATGGATCCCCTTTGATGGGTATCAAGAAAGCATTTGAGTATGTTGATCGTATTGATCATTTGGTGGTCTGTCACACCCATAGAGACGGTCCTAGACTTGATTGGACTGGTGATGACATGTATGAAGGGTTTGTTCGCAAAATTGCCAGGAAGAAGTGGGAGTTCCAAACTCACTACATTGATACCACCCACCACGAGATGCACGCAGCATGTGGTTTCTACAACTCTGGTTTTGAAACTGCAGCATGTGTTATTGCTGATGGTGCTGGCAGTTTCCTTCGCATGGATCAAGTTCCAGATACTCTGTATGAGTTCGAGACTATTTTCCAAGCTGGTTATCCAGACGATTTTGATACTGTTTGGAAGCACATTGGAACTAAAGCTTCTATTGGATTCCATGAACCAGAACCTAATCACTTTGTGACTGAGTACCCTGGTCATACCAAGATGTATGAAGCAGTAACTCAATACTGTGGATTCCCTGCCATTGAGGCAGGCAAGCTTATGGGTCTTGCTCCATACGGCAAACCAAATGATGAACTTCCTTCCTTCTTCAATGGTGAGTGGGGAAATCGTGATCTGGTTGTTCCTACCTATCCTAATGCAGCAGCAATCAACACTGAGAGATATCCTATCCTCAAGCAAGATGCTCGTGAGCATATTCGTGGTGGAACCTTCCCTCAGTATACAGATATCCAGAAAGACATGGCATACAAAATTCAGGAGGAAACTTCTGAGCGTATGTGTCAGTTGATTGAAAAAGCAGTTGAACTGACTGGTGAGAAGAACATTGTTATCTGTGGTGGATATGGTTTGAACTGTGTTGCCAACTATAAGTATTGGCAGCGTTTCCCTGACCTGAACATCTACTGCGAACCAATCTCGCATGACGGTGGCACATCTATTGGTGGAGCAAACTATATCCACCATAAGACTACTGAGGCAGAAGAAGTTCGTAAACAAGCATCTGTTTACTATGGTCCTCAGTATGATACTGCTGGATATGAAGCAGATCTAGAGGGTCTGGATGTTACTGATACTTCTTATGAAGAGGTCGCAGGATTGATTCGTGAAGGAAATATTGTTACCATTTATCAGGGTCGTTCTGAGGGTGGTCCTCGTGCTTTGGGTAATCGTTCTATCTTGTTTGATCCCACCATTAAAGATGGTAAAGACATTGTTAATGGAGTAAAGCATCGTGAGTGGTTCCGTCCATTTGCTTGCTCTATCAAGGCAGAGAATGTTCATGACTGGTTTGACCTAGCAGGTCGTGAGGAAACACCTCACATGATGTATGCAGTCAAGTGTCAGGATGGTGTGGAAGAAAAGATTCCTTCCGTTATTCATGTAGACAACACCTGCCGTATCCAAACTGTAACTAAGGAGCAAAATGAACACTACTACAATCTCATTGATGCATTCGATAAGATTGCGGGTGTACCTATTTTGTTTAACACTTCTTTTAATCTTGGTGGAGACCCGCTGGTCGAGACAATCGAGGATGCAATTGACACTCTGAATAAGAGTGATATCGAATACATGTATCTTCCAGAGATCCAGAAGTTGGTGAAAGTTCCAAATGACTGATTTTTTTGAAGACATCGTGGAGATTGAAGATTTCATACCTCCACGATATCAACAACACTTAAAAGAAACTGTATTAGATTCTAAATTTCCTTGGTACTTCAATCGTGATATCACATCACCATTGTGGTTCTGGAAAGAGAATCATTTGAATGACTCCACCCTTGAGGTGGAGGATTCTTCCTTCACTGGGTTCATGCACATCCTTTGGGGTAGAGATGGGAAAGAATCTGATTTTTATGATATCTTCGTTCCTCTTCTATATTCAATGGAAGAAAAAATTAATATGACTATCAAGGATCTTATTCAATTGAGATTGGGTCTCTTTACATTGAATAAGAATAAACAACCCTATCATGTTCCACATGTGGATTATCAGAATGATGGATTGAAATACACGGCAATTTATTATTTGAATGATAGTGATGGTGATACTTTTTTCTTTAATGAATTTCTAGATCCTAATATTAAGAGATTCATTAATGGTTATGACCCCAGTCTCTTTACTGTTGCCAAGTCAGTTAAACCTAAACAAGGTAAACTGGTATTGTTTGATGGTAGAAGATATCATGCTAGCTCTTATCCTGAGAGCACTCCCGAACGAATGGTTTTAAATATCAATTTTGCTCCTGTATAATTATGTGGATCCTTGGTGTAAATAGATCGCACGATGGTGGTATTGCTCTGTTAAAAGATAATGAAGTCGTTCTTTCTATTCAGGAAGAAAGACTAACTCATGTCAAGTTTGATAGAGAGTGTCTAAATGCGTTGGACTTAGTTCCTAGTTTCACCAAGGAAATTGATATCTGTGCTTATACTCATTTGTATAACACCAAGAATGATTTTGGACCATACTTTAAATATTTAAAGAAGATCGGGATCCATGTCAAGCGGTATGTTGAAGCGAAAGACTACCACCACTCGCTTCATGCCGTTTGTGGATACCATCACTCAGGATTCCAAGATGCAGCAGTCTTAGTCATAGATGGTGCTGGTAGTGATTATACTTATGGCAAGGAGAATGAAAGTATTTTTTATATTAAAGGATCTGCATTAGATGCAACTTGTGTTAAACAGGGCATTGTTGGATATCCAGAAATAAAAACAAAAGAAGCTCCATCATATGTTGATGAGTTTAAGTCCATTGGTGCTGGATATGTCTATTCTTCTATAACAGAAGCACTAGGATGGGATGGTCTTGAGTGTGGAAAAACTATGGGGTTGTCTACTTATGGCAAACCAAATAAAGATATTAAACCAATGCTACATCTGAATGGTGGAGACGATACTCGATTTGGATTAGCAGATTTTAATGAGCATAAAAATGTTAAGGCGATGATGATACCTTATTCGTATATGTCTCATTTTAAGGATGAAAAAGATAAGTTTCAGAAACAAGCAGATCTAGCATATGCGGTTCAATCTGAATTTGAAGATTATGTCTATAATCGAATCATGCTTGCACATGAACTGACTGGATCAAACAATATTGTTTATACTGGTGGATGTGCTTTAAATTGTGTAGCAAATTATAAGATACTGAAAAAATTGCCAGCACATATTAATCTATATGTTGAACCAATTTCTAGTGATTCTGGAGTTGCTTTGGGTGCAGCATATATTGCTTATGAAAAAGAAGCTTCTCGTAGGTTTGAAAGGAAACCTATCAAAAAAATTGATAACATTTATTATGGACAACCATTAAAGTATGAATCGAGATATGAAAATGAGAAAGAGGTATCGGCAGAAGATGTTGCCAAGTTAATTGCTGCTGGCAATATAGTTGCTATTGCACAAGGTCGTTCTGAGAATGGACCAAGAGCACTTGGAAATCGTTCTATTTTATTTGATCCTAGGAATAAAAATGCCAAGCAAATTGTCAACACCGTTAAAAAAAGAGAACATTGGAGACCATTTGCTGGAACAGTTATGTTAGAATATGCACGGGAGTGGTTCGATCTCGATCGTCTAGAAGAGTCTCCTTTTATGATGTATGCTATGGATGCTCATGAAAGTGTCTGGGATAAAATTCCTGGAATCCTACATGTCGATCAAACATGCAGAATTCAAACTGTCACAGAAAAGCAAAATCCAAACTACTATAAATTAATCAGTGAGTTCAATAAACTTACTGGGGTTCCAATCTTATTCAACACATCATTTAATCTTGCGGGAGATACCATTGTTGAAACAATGGAAGATGCTATCAAGACTATGAAAGAGAGTTTGATTGAGTATCTGTATCTACCCGAAGAAAACAAACTATTGAGTTTCCCAAATGACTAAACTAAAAGATTTGATTCTGGAACTTCCCAACTTCTTATCGGAAGAAGATTGTGATAAGTTTACTACTATGTTCTGGAACAATACCAGCAAGCATCATGATGGTGGAGTTGGAGATGGAGAAGTAGATTATACTCATAAAAAAGCAACTCAATGGCATCCTGAAGTTGGTAGTGATTTGTGGTGTCAACTTTCAGTTGAGGTCGATAGATCTATTGACCAATACTACAAGAGATCTGAATTACTGTGGCGTGGACCTCTTGTTTCTTATGACTATTCTCTTAGATGTTATGTAAAAAATGATGGGTGGTTTAACGAGCACATCGATGTGTCTCCTTTGGACCCACTTCTACTTTCTAGATTATATGCAATCATCATTTATCTTGATGACGTTGAAGTTGGTGGTGAAACAGAATTTACTCAGTTGGATTATAAGGTGAAACCAGAAAAAGGTAAATTGTTAATGTTCCCTTGTAATCATCTATATCCACATAAAGGGAATAAACCTATCAGTAGTGGCAAGCATGTGTTTACTGCATTTGTTTGTGCTGATATTGATGCACCGCATTTAAAACAAGCACAACACCCAAATCAGATGCACGGAACTCCTTACCAAAAATATCATGGTTAAAGTTTTTGTTAATGGATGTTTTGATGTCTTGCATAGAGGACACTTTGAACTATTGAACTATGCAAAATCCTTAGGTGATGTGTTAATCGTTGCTGTTGACAGTGATGAAAAGGTTAGTCAAATGAAGGGACCAGATAGACCAATCTATTGTCTCGATGATAGAATCTATCAACTGCATTGTTTATCTGCGGTTGATACTGTAATGAGTTTTAACTCTAGACAGGAGTTGGAAAGTCTGGTAGAATTTGTGCGACCAGATATTATGGTTGTCGGTTCTGACTGGAAAGATAAAGAAGTTGTAGGTTCGCAGTATGCCAAATCAGTTCGGTTTTTCGATAGAGTCGGAGACTATTCAACCACAAAAACAATTCAAGGTTCTCCTTATAGGTGATTCTTGTATAGACAAATATGTTTATTGTAGTTGTGATAGGTTAAGTCCAGAGGCACCAGTTCCTGTACTAGTTGAACAAAGGGTGCAACAGACTAGAGGGATGGCATGGAATGTCAGAGATAATCTTTTATCCTTTGGTGTTGAAGTATACATCATGACAAATCAAAACATGCCAGTAAAGACTAGGTATGTTGATATTAAATCAAACCAACAAATCATGCGTTTAGATCAGAACGATGAAGTTGACGAATTTAGTTGGGACTTGCCAACGGAAAAATTTGATGCTTTGGTAATTTCTGATTACAATAAAGGATTCCTTTCGGAAGAAAGGTTATTTGATCTGGTTGAATGGTTTGATGGTCCTACATTTATTGATAGTAAAAAGACACATCTTCCTAGAAATTGCTTTTTAAAGTTGAATGATTTGGAAGCAAAAAAACTTACTGGTGTGCATCCACATTTAATTACAACGAAAGGTTCTGAAGGTGCGACATACAGAGGAATAACTTATCCTGGTGTGAAAGTTCCTGTATTTGATGTTGCTGGTGCTGGAGATACATTCCTATCTGCACTTGTGTATTTTTATTTGAAACATGGTAGAATAGAAGATGCAATTCCGTATGCAAATAAATGCGCGGCTGTAGCAGTAAGAAACTCTGGAACCTATGTTTTAAGTGAAAATGATATCATTGAAATATGTAATTGACATCGACGGAACTATCTGCAATAAACCAGTTGACGGTGACTACGAAACTAGTGTTCCAATTGAAGATCGTATTGAAGCAATAAATAGATTGTATGATGAAGGTCATCAGATCATATACCTTACTGCGAGGGGCATGGGGAGATACAAAAACTCTCGCGCCCTAGCACACAAAGAATTTTATGAACTAACATATAACCAATTGAAAGATTGGGGATGCAAATTTCATGAACTTCATATGGGTAAACCATCTGGAGATTTTTATATTGATGATAAAGGAGTATACTCCAATGATTTCTTTGGATGATATTGTAGAAGTTGAAGGACTGTTAGATCCTTTTACTGTTTCTTGGATTAGTAAAGAACTATCCGAATATCCAGTGTCGTATGGACACAGAGCTTCTGAAGATGGTGAAACATTCTTCGGAAGAATTTTTTTCTGGGATGGATTTAGAGAACAATTTCATCAGAAAAATCTTCCTGCATCGGTAGATTACCTTACTAATTTTGTTATCACAAATTTGGTTCCTATGATTGGGAAAGAGTATCGTGGTCTCAGAAGAATTGCATTGAATGCTCAACTGCCTGGACAGACTGGGGGAATTCATTGTGATGATGAAGAAGACACTAATCTGTGGACCGTGCTATACTATGTTACAGATAGTACGGGTGACACTCTAATATATGATGGCAAAAAAGTTGAGTATTCGTTTAAATATAAACAGGGTAAGTTTGTAGCTTTCCCATCAACATATGTTCACCAGGCATTATCACCAGATGCTGGGTGGAGAATGAGTTTAGCATTTGGAATTCTAGTATAATGAAACATGTACCTAAAGGTTGGGGATACGAAAAGTGGATCGTCAACAACAATAAGTATTGCGGGAAAATTCTCTTTTTCAATAAAGGAAAGAGGTGCTCTTGGCATCATCATAAATTGAAAGAGGAAACTTTCTATGTTCAATCTGGTAAGATTCATCTAACATACGGATATGAAGATGACATTGATCTTGCAGATGAAGTAATATTAAACCCTGGAGATAAGTTTGATATCCCCAGGGGTCTCAGGCATCAGATGTATGCTATGGAAGAAAGTGAGATGTTTGAATTTTCAACTACTCACTACGATGAAGATTCTATAAGAATTACTCCTGGCGATTGACATATTCTTGGACGGTTGTAAATTTGTGTCCAAACCAATCAAAACCAGTTCTAGTGTCGTATTGATATTTACCTTCTAGGTGTTTGGGGAAAGGGATCTCTTCGATCTCTGCCCCATATTTTTCTGCAATAATTTCAGCAATGTCTTTAAACGAATATGAGTGATTAGATCCAAGATCATAAATTCCAGACCCTGCTTTGTTATTACTAACAATGTCAACAACATCATCCACACAAACAAAATCTCTGAACATGTCTTCAGATCCTTCAAAGATTTTAATTTTTCCTGTAGTCTTTGCTTGTTCAGTAAACTTGCTGACAGGACTGCGCTGGTCACCTTTAGATTCTTCGCCGTCACCATAGACATTGAAGAATCGGAACCCCTGAATTTTGCTAAACTGATCCATATTCTGTTGCACCCAGTAGTCCAATTGAACTTTGGAGATAGCATAAAAGTTTAGTGGATTGATAGTCCCATCCGAACAGTTTCCATATACAGATGCAGAGGAAGCATACTTGACTGGGATGCCAAATTCAATTGCTTTTTTAAAAAGGCGGATTGAAAACTCTACATTGTAGATAGTGAGTTTACCAATGTCCGTTTCTGTTGTAGATGAGATTGCTCCCATGTGAATGATCTCAGTGATCTTGTCCCACATGGGAAGATTATCTAGCAATTGAAAACAGTTCCACTGTTCCATCCCAATATGCTTTTCACTTTGATCGACAAATTTTTTGCCGATAAATCCATTGCAACCAGTAATGATCTTCATTTCAATCCAACTTATAAATAACTAGAGACTGTATAAACCTAAAAGTTATGCCAGCTGCAACATATGGTTACCTGGCTAGTATTGTTCCTAATCAAAAGACTAGGACACTGCTTCATGTAGCCCCAGTATCAAAATTGGTAGAGGGAAGACTTTCCATTTCACACCAAAATGCAACCCCAGTCAAGGTTCGTATTGGTGTTTCTAGTGGTACTCTTACTAATTTTGCTCCGTCAAATTATATTTTGTATGACTTGATTGTAGAACCTGGGGAAACATATGAGACTGATGTTATTTATTATGCTAACGAGCAGTCTCTGATTGTCTATTCTGATAGCAATCTAACATCGTTTTTGCTACATGGAGAAGTTGTAGATAACCCAGTTACATCTGGATTTCTTAATTCTATTAAAATTTTAAATGCAAAAACAGATACTGTATTATATACGACTCCTGGCACTGAAGAAGTTGATCTTTCTATCTTTGTTTCTAATCAAGGATCTAGTAGATCCAGATTTAGAATTGCAATTCAAGAAGACGGTCAACCTAAGAACAGTGCTAACTACTTAAATTATAACACAGTTCTTTATCCAAAAACATTCTATCAAAGAACAAATATCAAAGTATCTGGTGGACAGCAGATTGTTGTTTGGGCAGAAGATGCCAATCAAATAAGTTTTGCTATTTATGGAAAATTTAATTATAATGTTGTTGCTACTGATTTTTCCGTCAATGGAAACTTTACGGTTGTTTCCGATTCAGATCTTCAAGGAAATGTTGACGTTGGTGGAAACCTAACTGTCGATGGCGAGACTGTTCTTTGGGGAGCAACTGAAATTAAATCCACTCTTGGAGTTATTAGTGGATTAAATATCGGTCCAGACTTGTTAGATCCTACAATTCAGTTGACTGCAGCTGGAGGAATCTTTTTAGACAATGGACTAGTTGCTGGTGGCGGTGGAGTTTTTAGTGGAGTTTTTTCTGCTGCTGCAGGTAAATTTACTGTTGATTCCCAGGGCAATACAATTCAAACAGGAACACTAAGAACTGCTGGTATTAACGGTAATCTAGATCTTCTAAATAATAGAGTAACAAATCTAGCTCCCGCTCAAGCGCCAACTGATGCAGTAAGTCGAGGATTTGTGCAAGCACAAGTTACGGCGTTATCAATTGCACTATCATAAGGATTATCGAGGTTTTTTAAATGGCTAAAAGGCAACTTAGAGACTATGTATTTAAGCCTGGACTGGCTGGTCTTGGATCAGTAAAAGTCCTTGATAAAATTAATCTTGATCAAGTCCTATTGATCAACAATGCTACTGCGAACGAAATTCTTTATAATTTCAGTGACCCTAGTAGAAAAATTATTGTTGAATTTACGGCGACGGATGACGGTAGTGATGCTGACTTCCCATACGCTAACACACTATCAAACGGTGTTACTGAAATTCACTTTCAGTATGATACTTCTCAGTTTTCTAGTACCGATGAAATTCAGGTCTTTGTAGAAGATCCTATCGTAACTACCAGACCTTATGATTTTGGTACAGATGCTATTGAAAGGCAGCGTGTTTCTAACACTCTGTCCATGCTTGACGCTGACTTTGAGTATGGAATCCAACCAACGAAGTGGCAGACTATTGACCTCATGAGAGGTTATCCATCTACATATGAATTTCCTGGAGCTGATGTTGAAGTTGATAGTATTGTTACAGATGCTTCTCAAGGTTCAGGTGGAATTGGTCCATCTTTAATTACAGTAGATACTATCCTCAATCACGGATTTTCTGCGGGAGATCCAATCACACTAAAGGGTGTTGATGATGGAGTTCCTGGATTTGCTAAAGCAGAAGGTTCTTTTATTATTAGTGTAGTCAATAGTGATACTCAATTCCAGTTCTATGCAAAAGGAAAGGTTGGAGTTTCTCCAGCAACTTCTTTGTTTTCTGGATTCATTCAACTTAGAAGAGCAGGATTCTACACAGGTGCTTCTCTAGGTTCTCCTCAGTTAACGGTTGCGTCTAATGGTGCTTCTGGTCAACTTACTACAAGAAACATTAATACACCTGGATCACAAAGAATCGGTATTAATCTTCCTGGATCTGTTCCACCAGTTGGTGCTCCTATCACTGGATCTAGCATTCCTGCTGGTACACAGATCACTGGATATGTTCCAACAAATGCTACAGTTGCAATTACAACTTCTTTCACCGCACCAGTATCCCAAATTGTTTTAAACGAAACAGTTGATTTGGAAATTGGTTCTGCTCTTAGTGATGGTTCTGGAAATGCAATTTTCGTTACCAACATCGAAGGAAATACAATTTCCTTGTCTGCTCCATACACGGTTTCTAAACTTGGAAACAGTTTTATTTCAGAACCAACATCAGCATCTCCATTAAACTTTGGACAAGGAACAGGATCTAGTTTCAACATCAGCAGAACTTCTGGAGCGTATGATGTTGTAGACATCGATCCAATTGTAAGATATTACGAAGTAAATGCTACTGGTTATGCTGGACTCGGATCTAATGCAACTTTCAATATTACTAGAAATGCAGCCACTGGTGTATATACAGATGTGTTTGTTTCCAACACTGGTACTGGATATTCTGCAACAGAAAACATTACAATTTCTGGTCTTAATCTAGGTGGCGTCGATGTTACAAATGATCTAACGATTACCATCCAAACTATTGACGCGAATGGTAGTATTGCTAGTTTCACATTTACGGGAACAGCATCAAACACCAATCCATCTGCTGGTCAAGGTTATACTGTTGGTGAAAAAATTAAAGTATTTGGTAATACCCTCGGTGGTATTTCCCCAGCAAACGATCTTTCTATTATTGTTACCTCTGTTGGTGCTAATGGAGAGATCACAGGGTATAAACATTTAGGTCAAGGTATTTTCTCAAGTCAAGATTATAATTCTCTTACTGGCACCACAAGTGGAACTGGTATCAACGCAACATTTAATGTTTCTAGAACTGGTAGTGGTCAAAAAACTGCACAGGTCGAAGTCGTAGATATTGGCGGAACTATTGAACAAGGTGATGCCTTCCAAATTAGTCTCACCGATACAACATCATCAACGCTTGAAACTTTCAGCACTGCTTCTACTGGAACTAGCATCAGAAATGTTAGAAATGCGTTGATTAATCAGATCAATGATTTGACAACTGGATCTGCATATTTCTATGCATCTGCTGGATCCACTGAGGGACAACTTTACATCACAGCATTAGTTCCTGGTAATGCATTTACGGCATCTGTAACTAGCTTTGAGGGGGATGCAAGTCCAGCAGATACTCAGACATTTACAGTAGCTAATTTTATTCCTAACGAAAATACATCCACCACTCCAACATATTCTGCTAATATTTCAAACCCTGGATCTTCTTTCCAACCTAACGACACAATTGTTATTAGAGGTGATGACCTTGGTGGAAATAACCTTGAGCATGATCTCACTGTAACAGTTTCTACAGTTGGTCCTTCTGGTGAAATTACTTCCTTCACCATTAGCGGTACTGCCGCTACTGGTGACGCAACATTCAATTCCATTGCTGGTACAAATGTTGCGTTCAGTGCAACATTCTTGCCAAGGATTTCTAATGGACTATACAATCCTGAGATTGTAAATCCTGGCACGGGATATGAGATTGGATATCAATTTAAGATTGAAGGTGCGTCACTTGGTGGTGTATCTCCAGTAAACGATATGACCATTGAGGTTGTAGACATTGATTTCTTGACAGGAGCTATCACTGAGATCTCAGCTATTGGTACTCCAGTTATTGGCGACACAATTGCTTTCTATCCATCCATTGCTATTTCTTCCGCAACAACTGGAAGTATTGCCAACGGAGCAATTATTTCATACTCTGCTATTGCTAGAATTAAAGCTCTATTCCCAGGACCACATGGATTGGTCCCAGGAAATACAATCTTGACAGCAATTACATCTGTTGGACCTGGACATGGGTTGGCGGCTGGTCCATTCTTTGTTGAAGAAGTTGCAGCACCAAATGAATTTGTATATACGGTTAGAACTACTGGAAGTGTATCTACATCTCCCGCTCTTTCAGGTAGAATTTATGCTAGACCAGATTGTTTCTACACCCACAGACCATTTGATGGTGGTGTACAACTAGGAACTGGATCTCCATCACATGGTGCTCAGGCAATTCGTCAGTCTAAGAAGTACATCAGATATCAGTCTGGTAAAGGTATCATGTATACCACTGGTGCTCTATTCGCTCCTTCTTATGATTTGAGAACTGCAACTGCGGATGGCACTGCAATCGGCAGTATCATCACTATTACTACGGACGATGTAGACCATGGTCTTCAAGTTGGTGCTGAGATTCAACTAGATGGCATCACCACATCTGGATATAATGGACACTACACTGTTGCATCTATTATTGATGAAATCACATTTACTGTTCTCGCACTGACAACTCTCGGTTCTACATCTGGTAAGTTTGGTGACCAACCAATCGTTGCTCTCTATAGATGGAAAGGTTCTACTGTTAGATCTGGTGCATTTGACGATCAGAACGGAATCTTTTTCCAGTATGATGGAACAAACCTTGCAGTTGGATTGAGATCTTCTACATTCCAAATTGCTGGTACTGTTTCAGCAACTCCAGACAGTAACTTAGTTCAGGGAGTAAATACAAAATTTACAGAACAGTTGGTTGTTGGTGATAGACTGGTAATTCGTGGTATGAGTCATGTGGTTACTGCTATTAATAGTGACACTCAGTTGTCGGTAAACCCAGACTACAGAGGTGCAGTCCCAGTAAACAATACTAAAGCGGCACTAACAAAAGACATTATCATTCCACAGAGTGAATGGAACATTGACAAATGTGATGGAACTGGTAAGTCTGGTTATGACATCGAGATCAATAAAATGCAGATGATCGGATTCCAGTATTCTTGGTATGGTGCTGGTTTCATCGACTGGATGTTCAGAGGTCCATCTGGTAACTTTGTCTTCTGTCACAGACTGAAGAACAACAACAGAAACCGTGAAGCATTTATGCGTTCAGGTAACCTACCAGTTCGTTATGAAGTTTTGAACGAAGGTGCTAAATCAAGACTAGTCACAGGTATTGACGCTTCATTTACAGAATATCTACAAGTTGAAGACACATCTCTGTTCCCAAATACAGGTGTTGTTTATATTGATAACGAAATGATTCGTTACACCAGCAAGAACAATGCAACAAATAGACTATTGGGACTCACCAGAGCAGCACAGTTGTCAAACTTTGTTGCTGGTGCTCAAAGATCTTATACTGCAGGTGTAGCAAATAGTCATATTGCTGGAGAGGGTGCAATTCTTCTAAGCAATACAGCAACTCCACAGATTAACCACTGGGGTTCTGCGTTCCTGACTGATGGCGGATTTGATTCTGACCGTGGATATTTGTTTAACTATCAGGCAACTGAGGTTGAGATTTCCACCGTTAAGACCACACTGTTCCTTATCAGACTATCGCCTAGTGTTTCTAATGCATTGACTGGTGACCTAGGTGAGAGAGAACTGATTAACAGAGCACAGTTGCTACTCAAGAACTGTGAAATTACGACTCAGGGTGGTAGTGCTAGTCAGGGTGTTGTTGTTGAGGGTATTCTTAACCCAATCAACTATCCAATCAACCCAGCAGACATTGAATGGTTTGGTTTGAATTCATCTGGTTCTGGTGGACAACCATCGTTTGCTCAAATTGCAAACGGATCTACAGTTAACTGGTCTGGCGGCGGCAGTTCTATCAGCGCAACAAACGTATTCAACCAGAACTATTACGCTAACTGGGTTATCTTTAATAGAGCTGATGTTGCTGGCGTATCGATTGGTATGTCGGTTTCTGGTGGTGGTCTGCCTGGTGGAACTACGGTTACTCAGATTAGAAACTACGATAGTGCTAGGGTCAGGGTTTACTTCTCCCAGTACACTCGTGCAGGAAACTCTGGATCTTCTACCTATGTGTTTGAACTTCCTCCTTATGCACAACCAGGAGAGCGAGTCTTCTCCTTTGTGGCAGCACCAGGATCTAGAGATACAATTGACCTAACCGAACTGAAGGAACTTACCAATACTCCAATCGGTGGTAGAGGTACATTCCCCAACGGACCAGACGTTCTTGCAATCACTGTTTATGTAACTTCTGGTAATCCATTTAACGCAACGGTGAACCTCCGCTGGGCAGAGGCACAGGCATAATAGGAGATACATATGGCACAACCAGCCAGCAGAACAGAACTCAGGGACTATTGCCTCAGACAACTGGGTGCTCCAGTCCTTGAGATTAATGTAGATGACGATCAAATTGATGATGCTATTGATGACGCTCTCCAGTATTACAGAGAGCGTCACTTCGATGGCGTGGAAAGAATGTATCTGAAGCATAAATTTACTGCTGCAGATGTAACTAGATTCTCTACACCACAAATTCAAACCGACACCATCAATGGTTCTGACTGGGAAAGAACTGATAACTATCTTGACATCCCACCACATGTTGTTGGAATTTCTAAAGTCTTTGGACTCAATAGCAACACCATCAGAAACAATCTGTTTGGATTAGAGTATCAGATCTTCCTAAATGATTTATATGCATTTGGATCTCTTGATATTCTAAACTACTTCATGATCAAGCAGTATCTTGAAACTCTTGACATGGTGTTGAACAATGGATCTTTCATTGAGTACAGATTTAATCAGCGTCAAGACAGACTATATCTCGATGTTGATGATACCATGATCAATGAAGATAACTATCTAATCATTGATTGTTACAGAGCATTAGATCCTGATTCTTTTGTTCAAACATATAACGATCCGTTCGTTAAAAAGTATACTACTGCATTGATTAAGCGTCAGTGGGGTCAGAATCTAATCAAGTTTAATGGTGTCACTCTTCCTGGTGGCGTATCTCTAAACGGCAGACAGTTGTTTGAAGATGCACAAGCAGAAATTAATCAACTCATGGAAGCTTCTGCTAGCACATACGAACTACCTCCTCTGGATATGATCGGATGAAAAGTATTTACTTTCCTCAACATGGTGGCGTCAATTCTGAACAGTCGCTCATTCAAAGTTTAGTTGATGAGCAGATAAAACTGTTTGGAACCGATGTGTATTATCTTCCAAGGAAGATGATCAAGGACAAAACTCTAGATGATATCATTTATTCTGAGTACAAAACTCAGTATATGATTGAGATGCTTCTAGTTAATGTTGAGGGTTTTGGTTCTCCATCTGAGTTTATTAGTAAGTTTGGTCTTCGCATCACAGATGAAGTAACCTTTGTGGTGTCCAAAAATAGATGGAGTCAGATCTTCCAAGAGTTTGCTGACATTACTACTGTTGATGGTAGACCCAATGAGGGAGATTTAATTTTCTACCCACTCACAGGTGACATATATGAGATCAAATTTGTAGAAAGAGAAGCTCCTTTCTTCCAACTTGGTCAAACATACATCTATCAATTAACGGCAGAGATCTACGAAATTGGTAGCGATTCCTTTGAAACTGGTATTCCAGAGATCGATACCACAGAAGAAATATTCTCTACATCTATAGAGTTGCAGATGGATACTTCTGGAACTGGAGAATACTTCCTCAGTGAAACGGTTACTGGATCTACATCTGGAGTTACAGCAGAAGTTTCTTATTGGGATCGTGATACTGATATTCTTACTTTGATCAATAGAACTGGCAATTTTGTCACTGGAGAAACTGTAACTGGTAGTGAAAGTGGAACCGCTAGATCTATTACTACGGTAGATAATTTGACTATGGAGACAGTTCCATATGCAGATAACAGATATATAGAAGATGAAGCTGACGACCTAATAGATTGGGGCGAGCGTAATCCATTTGGCGAATATGGTAATTTTACTACAGGTGACTTCTGATGTTGGGACCACATTTTTATAACGAAGCGATTCGTAAAACAGTTATTTCTTTCGGTACATTATTCAATAATATAGAAATTCGTAAGACCAATCCCGACGACGGAAGTGTCATTGAATCTGAGAAAGTTCCTCTGGCATATGGACCAAAGCAAAAATTCTTGGTGCGCCTTGATGAAAACCCAACCACAAGAAAGGTTGCTATCACTCTACCAAGATTGTATTTTGAACTAGTAGATGTCTCCTATGATTCTGCTAGGAAGACTAGTTCAATTCAAAAAATTAAAGCATCAAAAGCTACGGATGATGCAAATGAAGTTAGAGTTCAATATGTTCCAGTACCATATGATTTAACATTTGAATTAGGAATTATTGCAAAATCTAGTGACGATGGATTGCAAATCTTAGAACAAATTCTTCCATACTTTCAACCATCATTTAATGTCACAGTAAATTTCATTCCAGATATGGATGAGAAGAAAGATGTTGCCGTTATATTAAACAGCGTCAACTACGAAGATGATTGGGATGACAATTTTTTAAACAGAAGAAGTATTGTTTGGACTCTAAGTTTTACAGTCAAATCTTATATCTACGGTCCTTACAGCAAGGCAGAAGTTATTCGTAAGGCTCGTATCATTGAAACAATTGGCGATCTCAATGTTAGCAAGAGACATGCCGAATTGTCATATTCTCCAAAGGCACTGGAGGATAAGAATAATGACGGTGTTATTGATGCTGCAGACGATGCACTTGTCGTCAGTACAGATGACTTTGGATTTAATGAAGGATTTGAACTGCTATGAGCCTAGAAGAAAACATGGAAGAGATCTTGAATATCAGTGCTGAGGTTGTTGAAGAACCAAAGCCTGTCAAGAAAGAGCGTGAGGCAGACAAGGATGACCGCCAGAAGGACTATGAATATACCAGGGGTGAGTTATACACCCTCATAGATCAGGGTCAGGAGGCGGTCAGAGGCGCTTTAGAGGTCGCTCAGGAGAGTGGACACCCGAGAGCGTATGAAGTCGCTGTAGCGGCGATGAAACATGTCGCAGACATGACTGAAAAACTTCAAGATCTTCATAAAAAAATGAAAGATCTTGACGAAGAAAAGAAAGGACCATCCCGTGTCACCAACAATGCTATGTTTGTTGGTAGCACTACAGAGCTTCAGAAGATGCTGAAGCAGATGGGTGGCGGTAAACGATAAATACCTCAGAGGTGTAATCTAGATGGCATACACAAGATACGATTACAATAATGTTATTGTATCTCCTCAACCAGCTAGCACAACTGTCAATCAGTTTTCTGGCACTGAGGGTTGGAGCACTGTGACTTATAGTGATTGGAATGGTGATTATGTCGCACATGATTATTCTAATGCTACAAGAACTCCTGGCACAT